GGAGTCGTGTTCTTCAGGGTAGACAGGCTCTTATTCAGGCTGAAATGGCTAAAGAGGATGATGACTTTGAAAAGTACCACGACTACATGGGGGTCATACAGCATCTTGAACCTGAACCTGACGATAACGAAAACTACTCAACGTTCCTGTCAGATACTCACACTGTAGAGCAGGAGATAATGATGGGGAATGATGATCTATTAGGGCAGGTACAGCATCTTCAAACAGTCAAGGAAATGATCAAACAACTTGAAAAGGAAAAACGAGAGCTTGAGAACAAAGTCAAGAATGAGTTCAGAAAAGAGTCCGTAGAGAAGATAGAGTTCCCTGGGCATGGATATATGAGGTACTATCAACGAGCCAACAACAACACCAAGATGTTGGATGTAAGAATCAACAAGCCAGACGAATTCGTCATCGGAGTTGAATTGGAAAATATTGACAGGAAAGTAGGTTATATCATTTAATTGTAATACTTTAGCACCATGGAAAAGTTAGTAAAATTACAGAAGGAACTGAAAGCTCCCAAGAACCAAAAGAACAAGTTTGGGGGCTATAATTATCGTAACTGCGAGGACATTCTTGAGGCGGTAAAACCACTACTTGACAAGCACGGACTTGTGCTTAACATAACAGACTCTCTTGGAGAACTTTGTGGAATACCTTACACTGAAGCCACTGCAAGCATATTCGATCCAAAGAAGCCTGATATTGTTATTTCGTCAAAGGCACAGGCAGGTATTGACCCCAATCAAAAAGGAATGAGCCTTGGGCAATGCTTCGGTGCTTCTTCATCGTATGCCCGTAAGTATGCATTGAATGGGCTTCTGCTTATCGATGATAACAAGGATCCTGACGCAACCAATAATCACTCAAAGACAACGCCAAGAAAGACAACTACTGTTGAGAAGAAAGCAGGTGATAAGAAGAAGGTTATAGCAGGAACAGCTGAGTACAATAAGCTTTTAGAGTGGATTCAAACACCAAAGGGTTCAATAGAGAAAGCACTTGAGATGTACGACATCGACAAGGCTACAGAAAATATAATCCGTAAATCAATTAATAAATAATAAGATGAGTTCAGTAAACAAAGTAATTCTTCTTGGGAACGTTGGAAAAGACCCGGAAGTAAGAGAAACAAAGGCAGGTAATATTGCCAATCTTGTGATGGCTACGTCAGAGAAATACACTGACAAAAGCGGTCAGAAACAGGAAAACACAGAATGGCACAATCTTGTTGTGTTCGGTAAACTTGCAGATGTTGTTTCTAAGTACGTAAAGAAAGGTGACAAACTGTACGTTGAAGGGAGTATTACCACAAGGAAGTGGGAAGATAAAGAGGGGAACACTCGATACAATACTGAGATAAAGGTACGTGACCTTACTATGCTTGGAGGTGGAGAGAAGAAGTCGCAGCCAGCATCGGCATCAGATGGCAATGATGATGAAGACCTACTTCCTTTCTAAAAAGGTAGCGTTTTGATTCTACCGTTTTAAGTGTTATCTTTACCAAATGGAAAAGAAATGCTTTAAATGTAACGTGACCAAACCTTTGTCTGAGTATTATAAACACGCTCAGATGAAGGACGGTCACTTAAATAAGTGCAAGAAATGTACAAAGAAGGATGTAGACAAAAGGGAGAAACAGCTCCGCAAAGATCCTGAATGGGTTGAAAAAGAGAAGGCGAGAGCAAGGGAGAAATATCGAAGGTTGGGATATAAGGATAAACACAAGCCGACACCAGAGCAAAAGAAAAAGATAATTACGAGATACAAAGAGCGTTATCCTGAAAAGTTAAAGGCTAAATCTTTATCTAGTCATTTAACTCCAAAAACGAATGGTAATGAATTACATCACTGGAGTTATCGAGAAGAACACGCAAAAAATGTTATTGAACTCGACCCAAAAACACACGCATTCCTTCACAGATATATGCAGTACGACCAAGAGCAAATGATGTACAGAGTTTCAAGCAACCTAAACGGATGGGATTTTGGTGAGCTGTTAGATACAAAGGAAAAGCACGAAAGGTTTTTGGGGTCGTGTATTAGGCAAAAAGAATTTTAAGAAGCTGTAACAATCGTTCTATTAACCTAGTATGATTGAAATTAAAGCCCTATCGTAATGATGGGGCTTTTTATTATCTTTAAATATGGCATACACAAGGAAGATAAAACTGAAGATTACCGATGAGGTGTACGAGAAGATGCAATCTCGTAATCAGTTATGGACAAGAGAGGCTTTTGATCAGTCTGAGGAGCTTGCTGGGCAGTTCAAGAAGAACATCCTCTATATGTGCGAAAAGAAAGGTGTAAAGATAAAGGATATGCTTTCATGGCTTAATGACATGGGGCTGAAGTTCAGGGGCAGAAGACTGTACGAATGGGGTGATGAACACGCAATTTACCCTACTCTCATAGAGATAACATTCTTCTCAAAGTATTTTGAGTTAGACCCAGGCGTAATGATAAGTAAAGACCTCAGAGAGGCTGATAGACTAAAAGGTATTTCTAAAAAGAATATCTAACATTTCCTCAACTTCAGAGGTCATCTTGATGTCCATGTAAGTACCGTCCGAGAACATTAGAGATGCCACTGCATTTCCATTTATAGACCTAACATACGCTCTGGTAACATCGTCAATGTGAAACCAACCTACTGATTCTTCGTATGTTGGCTTTGGAAGTGGTTGAGGATTGGGTAGGTTCAACTTATCGTTTTCTTCCTTTACCCTTTCAATTTCCTCTATGTTTGTGCAGATGTATGTGGAAGCTCTCATACACTCAAAGATACGAACTATCTTGAGATAATGTTCCTGCCGACCCTTATACCAATGTAGTGATTACCATTGAACCCATAGTCAATACCGTAGTATCCCTTCTTTACTGTACCCTGTACACCAATACCCATAAGAGGAACGTAACTCGCCTTGAAGTCGCTTAGAAGACCTGCGTTTGCGTGTACTCCCAACGCCCACTTCAACGGAACTTTCTTGGGTGTGTAGGTAATCTTTAGGTTTTCAGACCTGTTCTGATAATTCTGCCATGACACACCAATGTCAGTGGCCTCAAAAGATAGTGTAGTATCATACCTGGCAACCTCCGTAAGCCACGCCTCAACGATGCTAACGGTGTCTACTAAAAACAACGTGTCTAAGCGTTCAACTATTATCTCTGATGTGATTGTATCCCTTACAGTAACAAACTCCCTAGAAACGAATCTAACGGTGTCTGTGCGCCATCTATCAACGTACTCTACGGTAGGAACTGGTTTTTCTATTATGGTAGTAACGGGCTTGCCGCTTGTATCACCGCAACCTTTCCATGCAACAATAACTCCCATTAGGAAGGCTATCAGATACGGTAGGTACGTCTTCAACAGATGCTTTACTATGTCGTTGTTTAGTATCCAGTTCATCTTGTAGTGATTCTACTCTCATTCCCATCGCTATCACAAGGAGGCATAGACCTAATATTGCGATGGATAGTATTCTAAATTCGTAATCTTTCAATAGCTCCAAATTGTTGGTCTGAGGAAGTCTTTAGTGTCAGGCTCAATGTTATCAAGGTGTATGAATCTGCCGCCTCCTTTCTGCTGTATTCCAACACCTGTAAATCCAATCTCAAATGCGAGCTTCAAAACTTCGTAAGCATCTCCTCTGTCTACACCTATATCAGCCGCTTGCCCTGTAGCGTGTGCGCCTGGGCGAGACTTCTTAGCTTCTATCGGATGCGATTCGTGTCTGTAGCCAGATGTGATACGCATAGGCTTTCCGTACTTGGTTCTAAGGTCCTGCAACATAGCCATAAAATCTGGCTTCATCTCGTTCTTGCCTGAGTGCTTGCAGTCGAACTCTTCTTTGCTAAAGTTAGGGTAGTCGCTCCAATTCATCTTTGTCTTTCTTCTTTGGTTCTCTTCCTTTCCTTGAACACGTTCCTGTCCTCAAACATTTCTTATCGCATTCGGCAGGAACAATTTCACAAAACACTTTTTTCGTACTTTGTTTCAATCCCAAGTTCAAGTCTTTATCTTACTTTCTTTTGAACGCTTCTCCAATCTTCTCTATGAAGTATTTTACATCAAACCTATTATCTAATGCAACAATGTTCTCAAGTATTGACTTGCCCTCTACACCCATTAGAAATGAGTACGCACCTGTTACTATCCAACCGAATATTTCCGTCTTTTCACCTTTGATTTCAAAGCTATCAAGTCCGTGAATTACAATAAGAAATACACCGTACTGCAATGCTTTGACAACTGTTCGTCTTATACCGTAAGAAGTAACCACTTGCTTGTTTTTAATCGCTTTAGCAACTCCAGTTACAAGGTCAAGCATTATAAATACGGTCAGCCACTTTAAGAATTCCCAATCAGCGAATAGGTATTTCTCTGTAAATGTGAATATTGGGGTCAGTACAAATGTGAAAGCCCATATTTTTACATCAAGAAAGCTTGACGTAAACTTTGCAGTACAGTCTTTGAAGACTGCCCAATCGTCTATGTTGTGATTAAGGTTCATAGCTATTCATCTATACTTTCAAGTGCGTGATCAGTTCCTAGTATGTTTAAGAATTTAGCTAATCCGATTCCTGTTTTCGTTAGCTTTTCATCCCTAAGGTTTCTTCCTGTTATGTCTGATATGGAATCATCTTCGTTTCCGTATTGATGTCCGCCTGACACCACACAAACATCATTCAACAACTCCTTCATCCAGACATTACCAAGATGACTGAATAGTGTTGCGGACTTGTAGATTTTCTCACTGAGTGTGTTCCAAAAAGGAATAGTCAGGACATCTTTCAACGAGTAAACAATCCCCATCAATATGAATATCGGGAAAAATGTCTTGGCCGCTATGAGAAACAGAACGTTTTTCATACTACAAGAGGTTTGATCAGGTTAGCCGCCTGTGTTCTAACGCTTCCAGCAGCTTCACTACTTACAAGATCCCACCAAAATTCATCTCCTTCTTCAATCAGTTTTAAGAAGTCTCCCGAACCCGTCTTGATGAAGTCGTTAACCTCTTCCATTGCGTTAGTGTACCACTCTTGGATCATCGCTCTCAACGGAAGTGTACCACCTTGACCGTCTGGAATCGTAATAGGAGATTCATTAACAAGTGTCTTACATTGAGCAACTGCGTCAAATCTCTTCTCCCAATTAGCAAAATCAACGAGATTCTCGTAAGGAATACCTACCTCATCAAGAGTTTTCTTTACAAAATCATCTGCATCTATGGTAAGATTATTCACATTGGATGATGTGTAAGGCTTATCAACAGGCTGTGCGTAAGGAGGCTTGCCTGAATATCTTACAACAGGAGTAGGCTTCTTCTTTTCGATTTCTGCAAGAGCAGTTTCAAAATCCGTCAGATTACTTAATAATATCTTCATTTCCAAGTATTTTAAGACCAGACGTTTTCTTTCCAAGTCTGATTATCAGCTACCTCCCCTGCTGTCAAGGCTCTATCCCATATACCTACATAACCGAGGATTCCCTTTGATATGCCTGACCAAGTTGGTATGTTGAACTCCGCTGTAGTGGGGGCATTTATAGAAGCTGGGAACACACCGCTATTACCACCCAAGGCTACTGACACCCCATCAATATACAACGATGTTCTTCCCGTTCCACTTAATGAACCATCATACGTAATAGTACAAAGACAGGTCTTTTGCAAGCCTCCGTGAGCATAGTAATGGTATACAAGAGAGCCTCCGTTCTTTGTGTAAATCAAAATGTTGGTGGCCGCAAAGAAAAGGTAGAAGCACGCATTGGTGTCTGTAGGATTACCTATGGCGAACCAGTTACCCTGATCTGTAGGTCTTAAAGCGAAATCCACTGTCAACTCAGTATATCCTGTCGCTTTGAATGATGTGTTCTTGAACTGGCCGTTTCCTCTCCACAATAGGTCTTTGAAGTCATAAGCTCCGTCATTAGGAACTTGTTCAACTCTGTTCCCAGACGTTACAGCAGAAGCGTCATACCCGTTTCCGCTTTGGTCTGCCCAAGCATCGACTTGAGTGCCGACCAAAGTAATTCCTGCATCTGATCTGTATAATGCTATAGCGTCTGCGAAGCTTGAAGGGTCTGCCAGTGATGGAACTCCTCCACCACCTCCAAGAACACCATTTATTCCTACACCTATTGCCATATTGATTAAATGTTATACGCTACACAACTACCCGTAGAGGTAGTGATAGCTGTTATTATAGATCCTTGTGGTACTGGCAAATACATACCTGCCTTTATAGTAGCCCCTGTAAGGTTATATTCATCTAATTTATTTTCTCCATTTACAGAGAAGGTGGTAAACGTGCAGTCTTCCTGACACACTACAGCATAAGCAGATAGACCCGTGTGATTTGTTGAAACAGCAAGGTGCTTGAAGCCACCTGTTCCAGATATTTTTTTAAGCTGATCAAGAGCGTCTACTTCTCTTTGTGTTAATTTTGACATTTCAAATGTATTTAGGTAGATTATCGTCTAATATCTTTGCGTCCGAACACCCACATGGGCATCCGCACAGTTCATCCATTTGGGCAAGAAACTTCTTTGCTACTGAATCCTTGAAGCAGGAAACCTCTGTGTCCGTACTTTGGTTCAGTGTATAAATACCCTCGTCA